GCAAGATTTTGCCCTGCTGCGTGAGGTTCCAGGTCTCCTTCTTCCATGGGTTTGCCTCAGCATTTCCGGCACCTGGCGGGTTTGTGCCGCTCCCTACTTTGCCGGGAGTTGAATCACCGAAGAGATAAGCATCACTTTTCTGGAGCTCCTTGAGCTGCTCGTCCAGGCCAAGAAGCTTGTCGCCGTCAAGCTTCACTTGTTCTAGGTCAAGCAGGGCCTTGACTGCTTTTGGGTTTTTGGCCTTGGCAGCTGCCAGCGCTCTTTCAAGGGCAAAATCAAGCTGCATCTGGGCCAGCTTTGTCTGCCATGCTTCGGCAGCCTTTTTGTTCTCGGCTTGCAACTGCTCAATCTGCTTTTTCAGCTCTTCACTTGTGCCGGCCGCTTTTTTAAGTTCTTCAAGTTGCGCGTCTCTCGCCGCAAGGTCTGCCTCCAGCTTCTTCTTGGCTTCGGCCGTAGCGTTGTACTTGTCCTTTGGGATAAAATGCTTTGGCAGCTCCTTGCCGATGTCGGTAATCGTGCTGTCAACCTTTTCCTCTTCGATTCCGGCTTTTTTGAGTAATTCTTTTAACCAATCCATTTTTGATACCTCCATACATTTTTATACAGGTCTGTGCCTGTTTTGGGTTCTTGTCTCTTTATGCCCTGACAATACTAAAGAAGGGCAAAATAAAAGCGCCTGATTTTTCAGATGCTTTCTAAGCTGTTCTTCGTCTGATTGTAATTTTGCGTCTCGGATACGTTTGCCTTTCTATCTCCCAAAAGAGAAAAGTATATATTTCAGAAGAATATGTTACTTGTCCAGGGATTTCTATGTTTCTCAGAGTGAACATTTTACACCTCCCATTTTTATTTTTTCTCAACTTCCGGTTCCGGCGGATATTCGCCGTAAACCTTAAAATATTTTTCCCTGTATATTTCCCAGTTTTCTTCCCACGTTTTAGTATAGTCAGGCTCAAAATCAACTAAATCCAAACCAATGGGAATATCCTTATTTTTCATTGGGCATCACCCTTCTATATTTCCATCCGTATTTCTTTGCTAAATCAGCAGCAATTTTGTGAGAATGCTCTTTCCATGCCTGCTGGTTTGTCATTTTGCCCGACATTACTTGGTCACGGAAATAATCAAAATGCTTCTTATCAATGGCACTATACTCTTTGTGCAATGTCTTCCAGTCAACCTTTTGCCCGCTCCCTACCGTCATTACATATCTTGTTCCGTCATGACCTATGACGGAAATAGCGTTTATGGATTCATGAACAGCCAAATTGCCAATATCTTCTACTGAAAAACTACTGCTTCTGGGATGATTGTGTACTTGTATTATGCTATTCGGTTTAGCTTGATTTAATAAATCAATTAGTGATTGCGGAAGTACAACTTGGTTACTAGTCCCTCCTACTTTAGAGTATATACTTTCCCCTGTCCTTGCGTCAATATGCAATAAGCATTCCGTTCCAGTTTTTAGTCCGTGCTCTAGTGCTTCTGTTAATGCTTTAGCTAATCCAGTTTTAGCAGCTTCAGGCAAGCCTTCTACTTCGAGATAGTTTTCCTCTTCTTCTGGAGTCAAGTCCAGTTCTCTTTCAAACTCTTCAATCTCTTTATCCAGGTCAATATGCAAACCATAAGCATGCCTGCAGTTCGGATGGAACAGCCCGGCCGCCTTAGCCTCTTCCAGCGTCGGATATCCTTTTGTTTTCCCCGTGATGCTCAGTATCTTTCCTTGCCACGGTTGGCATAGCTCGCACGCCCCCAGATGACTGCTCACTTTAACCAGGTCATGGTCTTGCTCCATAAGGCGGTTTGCTGTGCCTTGCAGGTGGGCCTCCATACAGACTGTCCTTGCATGCATTTCTGTATAAGTCCGCATATTCCACATCCGGCCAGCGCGGTCTTTGAATCCGGTCACGCCCCGCTCTGCAAGCTGTTCTCTAAACCTTTTGGCTGTCTGCTTCCAGGTGTCATAACCAACAACCGTTCCCCGGACGTTCTCAAGCGCCAGATCGCGGTATATGTCATTAACCTGCCGGCCGATTACCTGCGCAACGTCCTCAAATCTCTGATAAGCATTCTCAGCCAGCACTTGCGCCGCCTGCTGGTGAATAGCTCCAAAACCGGCCTTGACGGCAACCCCCGCATCTTTAAGCATCGCATCGGCGTTGTAAAGTCCCTGCGAATAAACACGCGGAATGGCCTCCGTGCACCAGGTTCTATTGCCGGCGCGTAACTGCTGCAGGATGGCCTCAACATTCTTTTTCATAGCGGCCAGGTATTCTGTTTTATTTGCCCGTAGCAGCGCACGGTTCAGTCGGTCCAATATCTCCCGCTCCGCCTGTTCGTAAAAGCGGATAAGCCGCCTGGCCTCAGCTTCGCTAAATTGAATTACTTTGCTTTCACCGTGAACCGGCATTATTCTTCACCGCCCGCACCCTCGCCGCCTTCGCCCTCCGCTGCCGGCAACGTAATAAGCGGCAATCCCGCCACCGCTCCCTGCCCCGCCTGCTCGCTATTTATCCTGTCTATTTCCTCCTGGAGCGCTTCGCCCTCAAGCCCATACAACCGCCTGAGTGAGCTTTCAAGACTGGTCAGGCCTGCTGTGTATCTTTGCACCTCGTTTTGTGTGAGCTCCTGATCATCATCCGGCAACCCGTCTTTCCAATCAACATGGATATCCTCAAGCACCACTGCCCCGGCCATGCCCTGGGCTTTCTCCAGCAGCGAAGCAAGCCATAAAACTTCTTTCAGCGCCGGGTCAAATCTCATTCTTATGCGGTTCACCTTGGCCAGCGGAGCCATCATCAGCCTGCGCAATGCTGTGCCGCTTTCCGCAAGCCCCACTTTAAGCTGGCCGAAGGCCGCGGCGGAAGTTTCGCTCAAAATATATAACTGCTCCATCAGCAGATCAATCTGCTTGAATGCCGCTTCAAGCTGACCGTCCCAGGTGACGTAGCCCGGCGGCTGTTCCCCCTGGCCAACCGGAAAATACTTGCCGCCGCCCCGGTATTCCCATTGTCCGGTGGCAGGATCCTGTTCCAGCGCCGTGTCGGGGCCATACATATTCGGATCAGCGTGCTTGTCGAGAATGCGGCTTATCTGTGCCACCCGGACCTCAAGTTCTTGAATGATGCTGTCTAAGTCTGAGTAGTCATCCAGGCCAGCCACACGGTCGGTGGTCAAGACATTATTTACCGGCACGACAAGAAACTCGTTAACGCCAGTTTCTGTTTCGGCTTCTTCTATCGCCGGTCCAATAATGCCATTCTCGATCGGGTATTTCGCTGAAATAATTCTGCCCCGCTCGTGTACCTCGGTCTGCAGGTACTTCTTTGTAACGGTCTTGCCCCGCTCCTGGGTGTCCTCTTCGTAAGTCCATGCCAGCACATGGGCCTGGATCTCTTTAATATTGTCCGGCGAGACCACGGGAAACCAGATGGCCGGCTGCTGGCCTTCGATTATGGCCCTGCCGTCATAGCGGACCTTGAATATGCCGGTGCCGTATCTGGACACATCAAGAGCTACCTCATAAGCAACATTGAAAAGGCCGTTGTCTTCGATGATTCGCTCAACAGCCTGCTGTTCTTCGCTTTCCTGGTCACCGGCCGTAATTCGCGGCGGCTCTCCCAACAGCAGGTCAGCGAATAAAAGCGTCAGCCGCTTGTGCCAGTTAAGCACCATCTCAAGGGTTGCCTGCTGGTCCTCACGAAGCAGCCGAATCCAGTCTTTATACACCTGTTCATGCTTGCCCTCAAATAGGAGCTTATTTTGCTTATACAGCTCTAGCCGCTCTGCTTCAACGGGCGGCGGCCAGGGCTTGCCTTCTTTTAAAAAATCTAAACTTGTGAGCAAAGCATATCACCACCTTAAGCTTACCAGCCAGGGGGCTTGTCTACCGGGCCAATGTTTATTCTCCTAGCAATAACAATTCCGGCATATGAAGTCACATCTACCTGGTCGTCATGCTCCCCGTTCGGGAACACTAAAAGCTCGTTTTCGTATTCTTCAAGCCATGGGGCATTTCTTAGGAAATAGACTGTGCCGGCTTCCATCCTGGCCATAACAGGCAAGGCCCGCGTTTCTTTATCCGTCTCTGCCTTCAAGTCTATAACAGGCAGCCCTTTTCTCCTGAGTGTCTGGAACAGCGTTAGCCCCATGCTCTTTGTCTCTACACCTTGCAGCTTCGGACGCCAGCGCTGATAACCTTGCTCAAATAGCTTCGGCTGGTCCGGCCCCTCAAGCCGCATCCGGATAACGTCCCGCAGCAGCAGGTCCTTGTGCGGTGTAACCAGCCATGTCGCCAGCACAAAATAGTCAGCGCTGGTCTTGGTTGACGCTGCTGGGTCGCAGGTCTGGAAACACCAGCATTGATTGAGCGGGAAGCGCTTTGTTTCTTCTTCCTCGCCCAGCGTATGCAGGACAGCAAAGTCATCCGCAATCTCAAAATATCGGAACCACGCCCGCTTGAACTTGTTGCCCGCCGCCGGCGCAGGCTTCTGCTGGTAAAGTGCTGACCACAGGTAACTGCCCAGGGCGATTTGAGTAGCCCGCAGTTCCGTTAACGGATACCGCGCCGGCCAGAGCGGCTCACCGGGCTGCCGGCCAAGAATATCATTTCCCTTGGCGATCGCCGGCAGTTCGATGATCTCCCACTGCTCGCCATCCTCTTCCGTCATCGCAGTTTCAAGCTCGCCGGCAAGGTCCTTCTCGTGCCAGCGCGTCATAACAAGCACTATTGCACCGCCCGGCGCCAGTCTTGTCCGGAGCGTTGACTTGTACCAGTTGAGAACCTTTTCCCGGACTGTCTCACTGGCCGATTCTTCGTAATTTTTGAATGGATCGTCAATGATAGCCACGTGAGCACCGCGGCCAGTAATCGGCCCGCCCACGCCGGCGGCCACAAGCCCGCCCCGGCGCCTCTGGATTCCCCAACGCCCCACGGCGCCGCTATCATCCGCAAGATTTAACCCCCACAGCTTCGGCCCCCATTCGCGGAACGTGTTCCGGGCAATACGCGAAAAGTCATAAGCCAGATCCGCTGAATAAGAGCTGATAATTATTTCTTTGTCAGGGTTACGACCTAAAAACCAGGCAGGAAACTTTTTTGAGACAACCTCTGATTTGCCATGACGCGGCGGCATAAAAACCATTAAACGGAGCAATTCGCCCCGCTCAACAGCTTCCAGCTTTCCGCACAATAACAGCAAGTGCCTGGCCGGTTGCCATGCACCCCGGCCATCGTATTCAATAAACCAGGCCAGGTTATTCCGCGCGTCCTCTTCCCAGATCCGGATTAACTGCTCTTCGGAAAAGGTTTCGGGCAAGATCTCTTGCTTCTGGGTCCTCGATGATTCGCTGCGTAATGTCATACTCATACCTTTGCGTCACCTGCCCCTCCAGGGCCTGGCGATTGGTGGGCCGGCCCAAAAGCAGCTGGTGCTTTTCCACACCCTGAGCCATTACACCCACGAGAGCCCGCAGCCATGCGGCTTTAGATTCTTCATTGCCCGGACCCGCCCGAATCACTTCTTCAGATTCAGCCAACGCCAACTGAACTATGCGCAGTATATCATCAGCCACCCTCTTGGCCTTATCAGCTACATACTCCCGCACTTCAGCCTTGGCTTCTTCAGCAGCTTGTTGAGCTATTTGCTGAATTTTTTTAGACGGTCCGTTCGGGTTCGGTTCGGTTCGCCCGTTCAGCTCGGTTCGCTGTTCACTTCTCCACCGCTTTATTGTACCTTCTGGAATGCCGGTTTGAATTGATGCCTCAGCAATAGTGGCGGCTTCAGCGATAGCAAGAGCCTTAAACTTTTGTTCTTTAGACCATTTAACTTTTCCATTTTGATGTTTTGCTGCCACCAGGCTCACTCCATAAATATTGCTTCTTTTTAACACGCGGGGCGCCTCTGCCGCGGCCGCCGCAAACCGCAGCAAAAGGCGCCCCTATCGTAGAAAGGAGGTCTGCTGCCGGCCTAAAAAGTTTCATTGCCCGCCGGCCGGCGAACGAGCAAAACCTAAATCAAACCTAACAAGCAAATTGCATAAAAATACCCGCCCACTTTAGTTAAAGTGACGGGTAGCTATTATAATTTTACACTGCCTTCCATAATCTTGTCAACTCCCCAAATATTACTTATTCTAACTCGTACCGCTCTGTAATCAGCTTTTTCTTTATATTTTTCTGTCTTTTCTTTCCCGCACGCCTGCTTCCACCGCCACGCTTGCTAATGCTCCGTTTGTACGCCTGCTCATCGCGCCACAAACTATTAATTCCATACTCCGGATCGCTCGGCCCCGGCCACCACTCGCCGCCGCAGTCCGGGCACTTGTAAAATCCGTGCTGCTCGTTAAAGATAAGCGGCACATCGCACCAAAAGCATTCGAGGGTGATCTGATTTTTAGTTTGTTCCAAGTATCCCCGCCTCCACGTTTTCCATTAATGTAAATTTATGGTGTGACGCTGTGACGCTATGTGACGCGTCACATATATATAGGCGTATATGAATTTTTTTTTAAGTGAAAAAACCTCGAAAATGACGCCACAATGCGTCATGCGTCACACTTATTTAATATGGATCATCCTCGTCAAACATGGCGTTTTCCCCGCCGTTAAAGGCTTCTTCGCTAAAATCACCATTTTTCGGGTGCTTGGAAAAACTATTTTTTTTATTTTTTTCGTTAAGATCATCATTAAAAAATTCATTTTCCACATTAATAGTTTCTTGCTCCTCGCGCCCTTTAGACAGTAAACCAATTCCCAGGTAATATCTGGCATTACGATTTCTTTTATGTTCAATTCCCCGCCGCTCCAGCTCCGCTTTAAACTCGCGCCGGTTGATTGGGTATTTTTCTCCGTTGCTTTCGCACCAGTCCAAATACTCCTTCCATAGGTCGGCGCTCGTCGCCCTGGCCGTTGCATTTAAATAGCACCGGTCCTCAATAAATTCCCCCAGCACGTCCATCTCGCGTTTATATTCCTCGGTCGCCGCCCGCACTATATCCGGCGGGTTCAGCCCGTCTCGCTGCCACATCAGGCACCCTTCCACCGCCCACCTTAAGATCCCGTCGGCTTCTTTTTTCAACTTCTCGCCCAGCCGCTTGTCTCGCTCCTCCGGCGGGATATATGCTGTAAACGGAATCAAATATATCCTTTCCCATATCGCCACGTCCTGGCCGCGGATTACCGGCTTATGGTTTGACGCCAGAAAGATTTTAAATTGCGGTTTGAAGGTGAAGAATTCAGCGTGGAGAAACCGGGCGGAAATCGTGTCTCCGCCAGTATACTGTTTTAACATCGCCTCGGCAAAACGCTTGCCGCTGCCCGTTTCAGTGGTCGAGACGAACCGCACGCCGACAAGGGCCGCGATTTCATTCGGAATTGCCTCGCCATACTTTTTGGCCATAAGCACGTCCGGCCGGGCCACGGAGCCATAATCACCCAGAACATATTCTAAGGTGTTCAGAAAGACGCTTTTACCGTTTCTGCCGTCGCCATGCAAGAAGAATAAGCAGTGTTCTGACGTATCCCCGGTCAGCGCATAGCCGGCTGCGCGCTGGAGAAAAGACATGAGCTCAGGATCGTCGTTAGTCACGCGGCGTAAAAACTTGTCCCAGAGCGGGGCGGCGGCTTCTAAGTCAAACTGGCTGTCGGTAGGTTCGTATTTTGCCGGCGAAATCTTTGTAATCAGGTCGTTCTTATCATGCGGTTTGAGTCCACCGGTCCGCAAGTCAATTGTCCCGTTCTGGCAGTTAAAGAGAAAAATATCCCGGTCAAACTGGTCCGGCACCGCCGGCCGCCTGTTCTTTGCCCGGTCAATCATGGCCTTTATTTTGGCTGCAGATTCGGACTGCTTCGCATGCTTAACGATTTCAAACCGCCGCTCGCGGTCCGGTTCTTGGGCAGCTTCAGCGTAGATAGAGCGCACTGTAGCCTCAGCCTTGCGGTCAATCTCGCCGGTTTCATCGCGCTGCCATCTCTTCCCGTTCCAGACCAGCCAGGTATTCCACGGGTAGCAGAAAAGGATTTCGTTGCCATGGAGCGAGATTAAACGATCTGCGTTCCCCATGTCCGTGAGGTTGCGGAAAGTCGCCGATTCAAGACTGGCCGAATCGGGATAATAGGCAGGATCCGGCGCAGTAGCTCCAGAACCCGGGAAATATACGCCGGGCACGAGCGGCTTTATTCGCGGCGTAATTTTTGACAGGTCTATGGGCTGGGCGGCAGACAATATTGATTTCCATGCTTCTTTAAAGACGGCTTTTGTAGCTTCAAAATCGCTGGAATTCTGCTTTAAGATTTGCTTATGCAGCTCATTCAGGTCCTTGACGGGCTGCTCTTTGTAGCGCACATCTTTAATAACAAAAACCTCGCCACCATACCCCAGCCCCACCAGGCGCTCCGTTACACCTTTAACGAAAGCTTTTCCGCCATTATCCGGCTCCTGCCAAATCAGGATTTTTGCAAACGGGTCAACATAGCTTTTTAATATCTTCCCGGCCATATCGGCGCCAGGGACGCCGAGAGCCGCAATTTTGTGATACCAGGCCGTCCAGGCGTCCGATTCGCCTTCTACCAGGAGCAGCGTATCGCTTTCCTGGCTCATTCTGCTTACCCGCCAAATTCCGTAAAGAACCGGGCTGCCAGCGCCGCGGGTCCAGCGTGAACCGTCTTTCGCGGCCAGGGCTATGCGAAGCCGCTGCCGGGCTGCTGGTTTGCCGTCCAGATTTTTGTAAATTATTTTCACGCCGAAGGGTAATTGTTCGGTGTAAAACGAAAGAAAGTCAATCGGGATGCCTTTATCCGCGGCCAGATCGGCGATGGTAATAGCGCGGGCGGGACCAGGGTTGGTGGTGCCGGAGCCGGAGACGGCAAATCTTCTGCCTGACGACACAAACAAATCGCTCATTTTCCATCCCACGGCAGCCACGATGTCATTTGCGCTGCATCCTGCAAAGCAGTTAATCAAGATTCGGCCATCGTCGCCACTTGATACAGCCAGGCTGTTCTCCGTATCATCATGCGCCGGGCAGAGCGCGGTCCAGTCGTTTTGCCCGTTTGATTTTACGTTTTTTAAAAGATTCAAAAAATCTATTATATCGGCCATGGCGCGGCATCAGTCGCTTTCAATTTTGGTTTCTTTTTCAGCTATAGTTTCCTCAGTTTCCTCAGTTTCCTCATCCAAACACGCGGCCAGCAACAGTAAATAGTTCCGCGCGTCGGCAATTCTCTGCTTCAAGCCTTCCCCGCTCTCAGTCTTCCAGGCCCAGGCGTAGTGGCCGGTCTGCACGGCAAGCGAGATGCTCTGTATATGTTTCAGCAACCATATCAACGCTACTTCCGACATCTGCCGCCCAGAAAACTCCGCCACTTCTCGGAAATTCTGGAGCCTGTCTTCGTCAGGCGAATACTCGTTCCGCTTCCAATCCAGTATCCGGGCCTCGCGAACCAAGAATTCATCTCTCAAGATTTCAAATTGGTCTGGCGTCATTTTTCCGGCACCCCCATGTAACCGCCCTTGATGGCCTTCAAGTTATAGCGCCCCCTTTTGAGGCCATTATCAAGCAGCCAGCCTGTCAGAGCCTTGTTACTGATTATGCCGCCGCCTGACTTGCGCTTCGTGACCGTGTAACCCTTTGGGTTTTCGGTCATAATTAAAACCTTCTGCCCTTTAAAATCGCCCACACCTAAGTTGTATTTTGCTGCATAGTTGTTGAGCAGCCCCTCGGTCGCAATGTTAAAATACATGGAGCGTGAGCTAACGGTTACCCACGGCTTCTTTGGCTTTTTGTGTGCTCCTTTTTTTACCCATTTAACACCGGTAACTGTGTTGTTTGAATTTTTACGCACAATCTTCACGCCCAGGTCTCGCAACTGCTGTTCTACAGTGCGGTCGTCAATCTCGTTTGCCAGGCTCATTTTCTCACCTCCGCCTTCTGCTTTTTCCGCTCCCCGATTTTGTTAAGCAAATCGGCTATAATGACCCCGGTTTTCGTGAGGTTCGCATCGTTCTTAATTAGCCCGGATTGATTCATCCTAGCCAGCTGCGCCCGGGAAACCAGGATAAGATTTTCCGGGTCAAAATTGCGCCGGTTCCCGTCTCCGAATATAACGGCATGACCATCCGGCACCTTTCGCCCATGATGGCGCTCCCAGGTGATGATGTGCTTGCCCTTCCAGTTCTTTTTGCTGTCTTTGCCCGTGTAATCGTGGACCTTTACGTCAATATAGCCATCGGCGTTTACCCGCTCGCTGCCCACCGGCACCCAGTTGTGAGGTTTATGGCCTGGCTTAAACTGCGTCTCTTTGCCTCCGAAATTAACCCCCTTCAGGCCTTTATTCCAGGGGACGTGGCCCTTTTTGAAGCAGTTCCGGGCTGTTGTTGGGAAACCATACTGCACTCGTTGAAGCTGGATGGCTGTTTCCGTTCTGTTTGTTCCGAATCTTTCGTTAAAGCGCCGGGTGATTTCGGCATTAAAAAGCCCTTGAGCAGACAACTCTTTCAAATAGCCGATCTGCTCTTCGGTATATTGTTTTCGCGCCCTGGGCACTCCCAGCTTAATGCCGTGTCTCGTTCTCAATGTTTGTATCGCTTTTTCCGTTGCATTCATATCAAAGCGCTCGTTAAACAGCCTGGTTACTTCATCGTTATACCGGCCCGGCGCGATCTCGCGCAAGTAATCAATGTGCTCTTTGGTGTATTTCTTCTGCATTTTTACTCCTCCAGGAAATCTGCCCGCAGCAATGGCGGTAGCTTCTTTGTTGCTTTTTTTTCGCCATTGCCGGCAGGCAGGTAATCCATAGCAAACCTCTGCGCGTTCAAAGCCAGTTGGCCGTTGTTTATGATCTGCGCAGCTATGTTTGAAACAGCCTTCGCCCGGGCTATCTCTTTTTGCAATTCGTCGTCTTTAAGTTCCTCATCATTCAACCTTTCAAGCTGCTCAAACAGATGGTTGTTTAAATCGCTTAAAGTGTTGCGCGGCATTGGTTTTTCACCTCCGTTCTTTGTATAATCGCCCGCATGCACCCCGCCACCTTCGCCGCCACCGGGTTAAGCCATGTGCAAATCATGGCGCTACTCCGAAAAGCGATAACTGCCCCTGAAAATCCTCTTCGGCAAGCTCTTCCAGCATACTTTTGAATGATTTCAGGTAAGTTTTCGGTCTGTCGTGGAGCCGCATATAAACGAGGTCGTCCTCTTCAATGGCCCGCCGCAAGTTGGACACGTACCCTAAGACGTTTTGAAGTTTTTGTTTTTTGTTGCCGTCCTTCACGCTTACAACTTGCCTTAGTTTTTGATAATTTGAATCGGCTTCGTAAATTGAAAGAGCCAGCCTTGCAGCTTTCCTGATTTCATCAGGCCGTGCCATGTAATTGTTATCTGCTTCCGGTGGTGTTTCCCGATGATAAATTTCCGGCAAGGGTATGTTCTTTTTGGCGCAGTAAAGTTTAACCTGCTGTTTCCCCGCGATGATGTGCCCTCGGATTAGATTCAGATTCACGCCATCACAGTAAAAAGGGTCATAGCAACAGCCATGCTTTTTTACCTCATTCCAGCGGGCAAAATCTTTTTCTAGTTCGGCAATAGGGTTGTCGTAAATAAGAATCATCTCCCCGCCTTCACAATCACCCTCATGCACCCAGCCACCTTCGCCGCCCCGATTAAGTCGCTGAAAAATTGCCTTAAAATAGGGTTGGGTTGGCGGTGCATAGTGCGGTATTGATTAACCACCAAACACACCCCCTTCTCTCGGTTTGATTTTGCCTTCCTCGGCCAGGCTCATCACCAGCACCGCCACTTCCCGGACTGGCCGCATGACTACTTCCGCGATGTCCGCAATGTGCCGGCCCTCTTTCCACATTTCCTGGACGGCAAAAAGTTCGTCGGGCATAAATGCAAGGTTCCAGCCGTCGCAGGCAATATAGAATCCGCCGCCTTTTTGGCTGTGATACCAGTGGCGGAGGTCAATTACTTGTTCACGGCGTGCGGTCATAGCGTCACCCCCTTGAAGATGGTTTGCTGAAAATTGCTCATGCGCTTTTTAACCAGTTCGCAATATTTCGGGTTTATTTCTATGCCGATTGAATCCCTGCCGAAGCGTTCGGCTACCCATAAGGTTGTCCCGCTCCCGACGAAGGGGTCAAGAACTATACAGCGGCCTTTGCCTTCATTTTGGCAGGTGCATGTAGGCTGCCAGCCGACAGTTTTATAGACAGGGTCGGGCGGTCTCCCGCCTGCAATAGACTTACCTTGTTTGCCCATTTTTTTATCAAAACCCTTTGTTCCGTCACCTCTTATTTTTTGCCACTCCCTGCTCGTCATTCCGTCTCGCTCCACCACCCGCTTCCACGGTGCGCCGCATATTTCGCAGGCTTTCGGACTTGTCCCAGCCAATATGCAGGGTTCAATCAGTTTCGGGGGAAAGGTTGCAAAGTGCGCTTCAGGGTAAGGTTGGGTTGGTATTGTCCAAACCGATCGACGGTTACGGGTGCCATTGTAAATTTTATATTCAGGTGGGCGCGAATTAACGCCAGGCGTGTTAAACCGTTCAGCCGATCCCTTCGCGGCCTTTGTTCCGGCAGGTATTGCGCCTGGTTCCCTTACCGCCTCCGCATCATAGAAATACCTCTTCCGCTTCGATAGCAGGAATATATACTCATGCGCCTTTGTTGGTCGGTCGGTGACGCTTTCGGGCATCGGGTTCGGTTTGGCCCAGATAATATCTGACCGGAGATACCAGCCGTCTGCCCTGAGTGCAAAGGCTACCATCCACGGGATACCGCAGAGGTCTTTGGTCTTGATTACGCTGTGTTTAAATGTTTTTTTATCAGCACTTCCTCCAACCCGTCCCTCTCTAAAATACTCAGGCGATGCCCTGCTAAATCCGCTTGTATTGTTATAGCTATCTCCCAAATTCAGCCACAATGTCCCATCATCCCGCAGCACCCGCTTGACTTCCCGGAATACCTCAACCATCTTATTGACGTATTCTTCCGGGGTCGGTTCCAGGCCCAGTTGGCCGGGCACGCCGTAGTCGCGCAAGCCCCAATATGGCGGCGATGTGACGCAGGTCTGGACTGTGCCTGTTTTGATTTCGGCCAGCTTGTCTAATACATCGCCTTGCAGGAGTTTATGGGTCATCTCTCTGGTTCCACCTCCGCCATATACTCCAGCAATCTTCCCTCCGCCTCCAGCAACTCCGCTTCTTTTTTAAGCAGCATGATCTGATAGCGCAGGTGCATGTCGGCCTCCCGGCGGCGCAGGTCGATCAGGGTTTCATAAATGCTGTAGATAGTGCCGGCGAAAACAAAGATCAGGACAATAATGATGGTAATAGTGCGCTCGCGAACGCGAATCACTGCAACCCCTCCTTAACCTCAGATAATTGCAATTGCAAAGCCGCCGCTTTACCTTCCGCATCCCTCTTCAATTCCTCCAGCAGCTCCATTAACAGTTCATGGTGCGGCGCCAAATACTTTTTCGCATACCGCTTATAATCAGCTTCATCCCGCCAGCCTTCATCCGGGTTATCTGATCCGGCCGGTCGGATAACTGGCCTAAGCCCGAAATTGCCGTTTTTAAGCTTCACTATCCGCGTCCCCTCTGTCCTGAACCCTTCAAGATTACGGGCTAATTGCGGGCTGCGCCGGTGCGCCAAAATCAAAAGCTTTGTCCACAGCTGCGAATCTTCCGGAAAGCGCAGGCGCGGCGGGAAGCCGAGAACAGCGCGGGGGTCGGGAATGGTTTTGATTGACATTTCATTTCCCCTTCTCATAGCTCTGTTATCCTGTAACGGACAACCATGAAACCGTCCTTATCTTTTTCAACTCTAACGCCAGCGTCCTTGATAAAATTTAAGTCCCTGTATATCGTGCGTTTATCCACTCCGAACAAAGCCGCCAGCTGCTTCACTGTTCGCGGGCTCTTACGGAGCGTTATTACTATTCTCAGCACTCGCCAGGCTACTTGTCGTTGGTTGGGTTTAAATAGCACCTCACCCATCGCAGACACGGCTCCAATCTGCGCCCGCCGCCGCCCTATACATCGCCAGATAAAGCAGCATTGAAACTACCTCCGGGCTGCGTAAATCAATCTCCCGATACATCGCTCTTCTCTTAACGAACAAACAATCGTGCTCCGCCGAATAGTAAATCAGGCCAACGTCGCCGCAGCCCATCCCGTCCAAATCCTCTATCTTAACGATCCCCGGCGGGCTTACGAAATAAAACTCGTGGCAATACTTCTGATAATTCTGCCATTTTTTGTCGCGCAGAAAATCAGAGCGGGAAACCTTAATTTCGTATCCCGTTATGCAGGGCCGCGCCCAGCTTTGCTTTATGGCCACGGCGTCAAATCTCAGGTACCCGGGCCGGGAGCGGCCGGTCTTGACTTCCGTATAAAAGGCATCTGGCAGCTGACGCGGGTCGGCCTTTTGGGTGTGCAGGGTTTCGAGTTTTTTTAGGATTTGGACTGCGGTGATTTTGGCCATGATTACTCTTGCACCCTCTCCTTTAACCTGCTCAACCTCTCCTCAATTCGGTTATTTTTAATAGCCATCGCCACGCTCCGGCTGTCTCCCACTAAAATCAGCTTCTCCTTTGCCCTGGTCATCCCGGTATAAATTAAATTTCTTTGTAGCATTACATAATGCTGACTACACAACCCCATGATCACCAGCCGAAACTCCGATCCCTGGGCCTTGTGGATTGTTGAAGCATAAGCAAGCTGAAGCAGCTCTAGCTGCTCAAGCGCAAACTCCACTTCAAACCCGTCGCCAAAATCAACGGTCAGCGAATTTTTGCCAACTTCCTTAACGATGCCCAGGTCGCCGTTAAAGACCTCCAGCTGATAATTGTTGCGAACCACCATAACCTTATCCCCGCCCCTAAAGCCGCCCAGCGCCGGCGCATCCGCCCTTGCCGGATTCACGATTTCCCGCAGCGCCTCGTTCAGGGCCTTAACGCCGCAGCTGCCACGGTGCATCGGGACCAAGACCTGCCAATCCAGCGGGCTTAATCCTTGCGCGTTAACGTAAGTCTCGGCCAACCATTTTATTGTTTCTGCTGCTTCGTCCCCGTCATCAGCGTCCACAAATTCAAAATCCCCGGCATTAGCAAGAGAAATCATTTCGCCCTGGCACACCCGGTGCGCAAGTTCGGCGATCCGGCTTCCACCGGCCTGACGATAGTTAAACTCAAGGCGGGTTGTAGGGACGCGGGAAGAGGCAATCAAGTCACGCAAAATGGAGCCGGGGCCAACACTTGGCAGCTGGTCTATGTCGCCTACCAGCACAACCTGATGCGCCTCTTTCCCGCCTGCATTAACGGCCGCCAGCAGCACCGCCGCCAGTTCCACGTCAATCATGCTGGCCTCGTCCACAATAATCAGCCCGGGCCCGGGCAACGGCATATCGGCGCCGTATTCAAAACCGCCTGTATTTGGGTTATAGCGCAATAACCGGTGAATCGTCTTTGCTTCCCGGCCCGTGGCTTCGCTCATGCGCTTAGCGGCCCGGCCGGTTGGAGCGCAGAGATAGAGATAATTTTGCGGGTAGAGTTTCTTGTAAATTTCGACGATTGCATTAATGGCCGTGGTCTTACCGGTTCCGGGGCCGCCAGTGATGATGGAAAGGGGATTGCGCAAGGCTCCGATAATTGCTTTTCTTTGTGCTGATGCATACTCTACGCTGTCCCGGGTTTCAATATTAGCAAGCAGCATGTTTAATGTATCGGCAGCGTCTATGAGTTCAATTTTTCTTTTAGTCAGCGCCTTGACCTTTGCCGCCACCGCCTTCTCCGCCAGCCACAACCTCTTTAAATAAACGCAATCCCCTTCCCTCACACACCGCCCGTCATCAATCAGCCGCTGGTTTGATTCAGCAACATCCTCAACTTTAACGGCCGAAGCAGCGATAATTCCGCCCTTGCCAATTAGCCTTTCCACAATCAAGCTTGGTCTTAAGTAGCAGTGCCCCTCGTTCGCCGCTTCGCTCAGCACCCAAAGCAGCGCAGCGTCCACCCTAAAGGGGCTGTTTTTCGGGATACCGGTTCTTAAGGCAATACTGTCCGCCGTCTTAAACCCGATGCCGTAAACCTCGCTGCACAGCACATAAGGATTTTCTTTGATTTTTGCCACGGCGTCCTGGCCGAACTCTTTCATGATCCGCATAACGGTTCCCATGCCAATGCCAGGGCCACAGATAAGCGCAGCCAGTTCCGCCTGGACGGAGTTCTTCGTAAGGTCGGCGATGATTTCGCTTTTCTGTTCTTCGGTCAAAAAGGCCAGATCGGGGTGGTCAAGGCAGCCTGGGTTCTCGCGGATCTGTTCTAGGGCATTTTCGCCCAGGGCTTTAACGATTTTTTCTGCCTTTTTTATGCCCACGCCGGCCACAATTTGCGATAAATACCGCGCCACGCCACTCTTGCCAACAGGCAGAATCAATTCTGCGTCCGTAAACTTTAGCTGCCGGCCAAAGCGGGGATGATTGACCCAGGTTCCCGTGAACCGGTATTCGTCGCCCTCGCGCGGCGCGGCCAGGTGGCCGGTGAGTTTCAAGTCGGGCACAACTATATCTTCATCGTCCAGCACGTTATTTAGCGTTTCTTTTTCAAGCTCCACAGCTAAAGATAGCACCGTATACCCGTTCTGCGGATTATGAAAAATGATGCGTTGAATGGTGCCTTGAAGGGTGATGTATTCGGGGGTGTAGGCCGCTCCTTTTTGGTTTACCTCAAGCTGGGCCTGAGCTTGGAGGGTCATGATGTTTCACCCCCCAACTTCTCTCTTGCCTCCCCAATCCGCCTCAACGCTTCCGCCTTAATCGCTTCCGGCAAGTTTTCCCGTGCGGCGATATCCTCAACAATCTCCCGCACTTCTAAAAACTTTGCCTCGCCCTCGCTGGCCAGCAATTTCAAAAACTCATCAATCCGGCTTTCGCGTTCCGCCGCAGATTCGATGTGTTCTCTGCTTAAAACTTCATGCCCAGGGCGGGCGGACTTTAGGGGGATTAATTCCGCGGTAGCCTGGCCGTTTTCTACGGTGAGCAGCGCTACTTGCACCGGCCGTTCTATTTCCGCAACGTGGGCCGATAGCCGGCACAGGGCGCCGGGATTTACAAACAACATTCTGTCACTTTCACGGCGCACGATTCCAAAGCCCGTATGCTCATGGCCGCTGATAATGACTTGTGCTGAAGTTTTGACCTCGCTGATTAAAGTATGGCGCATGTCGAAACCGGGCTGTTTATCCAGCAGCATAGAGTGAACGACATGAATCTGAAACGCCCCGTCAACCCAAATTCGCGGGGAAAATTGCGCTTTGCCTTCCGGGGTTTTGGTGTCGGTGTTTGTGTCAAAACCGCAGCCGGTAACGATCACATTTTCCGAGCCGTTAAATTCAGATTCTTCCACGTCCCACAGAAAGCCGATTTTTGAAAGCAGGCCGTAAGGTGTCCGGTGCCTGGTAGCCGGGTTCTGACCGTAAATGTCGTGGTTGCCGTGAATTGAGAGAACGGGGCAAGGCGCACTTTTAAGGATTTGAATTAAGTCCGCCACCACACCCCACGAAGTTGACGGCCCATCAAATACGTCGCCGGGGATAATTATACAGTCGGCTTTATGGTCCCGGGCCAGGTGGATTGTTTCCAGGAGCTTTGCGGACAAGGCTTCCTGAAAATTGTCCAGTCTCGCCCGCGGGTTCGTGCCGCGGTAATGGATGTCACCGGTAACGATAGCCTTAAACATTCCGGCTCACCTCACTTACCCCGTTTTCCTGCTTCACGACATACCCCACGTCCGCCACATCCGCCAGCGCCTCATGGTGTGTCACAAGAATAATCTGGCGCCCGGTTTTCTTGGCGTACTGCTTCAAAAACTCAGCCACATTAGGCAAATATTCTTTGCTGATCATCTTCCCTGGTTCGTCAAATAACACAGGCCCCTCAACTCGCGGTCTCGAAAGTTCCAGGAGAGCCAACCTCAAGGCCAGGCTCACCACGTCCGTCACACCGCCGCCCTTGGCATCTTCGGGAGAAGCCACGACGGTATAAGCGCTTATCTTAACGTCCTCATCGCCCGCTTTAGCGGGAATTTTGTAGCAGCTCACCACCCGCCAGTCCGCTGCCGGTTTGCCGCCGATTGTTGACATCTCAATTTCAAACTTCATTGTGCTGTCGTTAAATATAGCGGCCAGCGCGGCGGTCACCGTTTGTTCAATCCTGGTCTTTAGCTGCTGGCGGGCGAATTCGCTTGCCTTGCTTAATAAAACTTGCACATCACGCCACAACTCAATATCCTGTCGGGCCGCGGAGAGTTCACTTTCCTTTTCACGGCGCTGATTAATGAGCAGGTCACGCTGGCCCTGGGCCTGGGAGTGGCGGGTGCGGAGTGCGGCGAGTTCGGATTCGAGAACCTGTATGCTTAAAGTCATGAGCTTTGAAGCCTCCTTTCTGATTTAAAAACCCCTTACTTTTTACTCCTTGAATGCGTCCATAAAAAGTTTGATGTAATCCCTGCTATCAAGCCCTAAGAGTTTATCTTTTTCGCTCTTCGCAACTATTTTGTGGATGGCATTTATACTGTCCATGGTGCAGCCTCCGAAAAAGCGCCAAAGGACTTCACAAAGAGCATGAACCCCTTGCTCGTAGGCGTATTTTGCCGCGTAGCTATAGGGCCGCCCTTCAGCTTCATTTTCAATCTGTGTAAAGCGTTCCTTGTTTGCCGCTTTCTGGAGAAGTATCGCTTCCCTGATGGCGACCTCAGTCATATCGTGCAGCATCTTATCGGTTGCCAGTTGGGTCATGGTCATAATTTTCAAGTTTCCGTCCTCCTTCTTCTTTATTGGCGGGGAGGCCGGACGGTGCTGTCCGCAAGAACCTCATCTTCAGCATCCCCTTTTCAGCCTACTTGGCCCGGCTATGGAGTAACTGCTCCCCGCCGAAACTTGAAACCTCAGCTTCAACTTCGCACTTGCAGCAACCTCTCCGCCTCACTTAAACCGGCCTCAATTTCGCTTTTAAGCCGTTCGATTTCCGCGTCCAACTCATCCGGCTTTACGCCTAACTCAGCCAGTTCCGCCTCAATCTCCGCCCGCTGTTTTTCCAGGCTTTCCAAATTAGTCTCCGCGCGGGTTTTTTCGGTCTTGCCTTTCTCAATCTCGGCTTTCAAGAATTCCAGGCGTTCGGTTACGGTAGCCATCTTACACAACCTCCTTTAGTCTCGTAATGTTAAATTCGGTGCTGCCACACATCGGGCACACCCCGGCAGCCATTAAAGTCTCCAGGTATTTTTGCTGCAGTTCCGGCAGCCTGGTTTCCCACTGCTGCAAAATTCGTTTAACCTGGGCTTTGCTTGCGGTAATTTCATTCAACCGGCCTTTGAAGATTGCCAGTTCGCCGGCGCGAGTTGCGGCGTTTTCGGCGTTCTTTACGGCGGCCGCAAGCTGCTCCAGGTAGGCCACGCGCGGGCTCTCAAGATCAGCGCGGCAAAATGTCGCTTTTTCGTTGATTAAACCCAACTTAATGTTCAAATTATGCAGCAGCTTAATCCGGGCGACGCCTTCGCCGGTCTGCCGTGCGATATTTTCCGCTTTCTCAATCCCGCGCAGCCGGTAAATCATCTCCTGAGCTTCTTCGATGCCATATCGGATATCCGTCAGCTTCATGCCCAGGGTCTTCAGTGTTTTGCAACGGACCGCCGCCACTTCCGCCCCTTTAACGGCGGCTTCGATTGCCGGCAGCACATTCCACCGCCTCAGGATTTTTTGCGCGGCGATCATTTCAGTCTGAATCTGCAAGAGCTCGCCTCGCTTCTGCTCTAAGGTGGCAAGCCTGGCCTGCCGCTCCTTAATCCCGGCCAGCAGCAGCTCAAGTTTTGCAATCCTCTCCCCCAGCTCCTCAATCCACGCAAACTCCCCGATCCGCTTCTCCATCTCCTCAATCTCCGCACTTAACCGTTTATCATCCTGGCCGCGGCGGTAAAGGTCCCGGCCGGTCTCCGCGCCGGCCACGTCAATTTCCTCGGTCCCGGCCAGCTTGCCGAGAATCTTGGCGCGGGCTGGGGCGGTCGTGGATTTCTGGCCAAGGAACGGCGGGTCTAATTGCTCCGATAGGTTAAGCAGTAATTCCTGATCCGCGATTTTAATGGGCCGTACGCCGGTAATTTCCTGAACCTCAAGCGGCACGCTGCTACCAAAGCCCTCGAAAACCTGCGGCTTTTCTGTTCCTGGTTGAAGAATTTTATAGCGGTTTGTTGAAGCAGTCCGTTCGCGAACCACCGTTACGCCGCCCACATAATCTACTGCCACCCGAACCATGGACGCCCCGGTCCTGGTAAACTCGGCGCCCTGGGGCTGGTTGTAGAGCAGCCACTTTAAGGCCCGGATGATCGCTGTTTTACCGCTGTCACTCGGCCCGGTAATAACGGTTAAAAATCCCGGCCCGGCAGGTTCAATGATAGTTTTAGCATGAGACTGGAAGTTTTGGAGTTCAATAGATTTGATAGGGTTCACTAAAGATTAACCTCCTTTCTGTTTTTGCTTGCTCTTCTTTCTTTACGGTTCCTGGAGCCCCGGCCTGGATTTGAACCAGGTTCCTTCCGTCTGCAGCCGGACGCTCCGCCTGTTGAGCTTACCGGGGCGTGTGTTATGTATGATATTTTTTAATTTTGGGGCCCGGAGCCGGATTGCCGGTTTGGATTTCCGGGCCCCAGTGCTACTTTAAAGGGTGCTGCGAAGTTTAGTACGGTTCGTCTGCATTGCCTGCCGCGGTCCCTGCTTCACCAGCTTCAACACCCTCACCGTCAAAGTAATAATCCTCGGCCTCAATGCCGGCCTTCTTCGCCGCCGCCACCACGCTGTCCCTGAGCTTCAGCATTTCCACGATCTGTTCCCGCGGCACGTCGCCCAGCACTTCCGGCTGGCTGAGCACGCTGTAAGTGAAGCCGTGGCGTTCGGTTTTTTCGAGACCGATTCTCACCTGCTTCATGATAGGCGCAATCTTGCGCTGGGCTAACGCCGTCACAAATGCGTCAAACTGGCCGAGAGAAGTAGGCGGCAACGAAATTCGCGAAGGAATGATCTCGCCTTCCTGCAGCACGTAAATCCAACGCATCTCCTTGCAAGCTTTCCCGCGGCCATCTTTACCGGAACCCCAGGCGTTAAAGGGGCAGGCGGCGCAGGCATGCTGTTCTCCATTTTCATCAGCGCCGGTCCTGCCGTCCATGGAGCTGCAGGTCGGCAACTGCTGGCCTTCTTGCTCCCAGTATCCGCGGGCCTTATGGTGATAGACGATGACGCCGGTAAGCGCCTTTTCGGTCGTCCCATCCGGCATCAGGAAAGCCTGGGCCTCGCGGCTGATCTTGATCCGTGGCGGGCGCGGGTCGATGTTCTCGAGCGCCGTCTGGACCTCCTGATTCAAGATGTCGTCTAAGTTGGCCAGGGAGACTTCGCTTTTGATGCTTACGGCGGTTTCATTAACGGTAGTCACTTTAAAACGTCCTCCTTTCAAGTTTTCAAGTTTTCAAGATTCACTTAGATACAGCTTTAATACGGCTCGGCGGCCGCCCGTTCCATTTCACGGCTTTCGCTGTGATTATCCACCGCCAGCAACGCCAGCTCCCGGGCCGTCAAATCCACCACATACCGGTACGCCCGGAATTCGTCGTACAGGCGTTCCAGGTCAAATTGGGCTACGTTCACGTCTTCTTCCGCCCGCCGTACGGCGCCATATGCAGCGGCATAATCCTTGCTCTCAGCCTTCCGCTTAATCAGCTCCGCCCCACGGGCCTCGGCGTTCGAGAAAGCGGCTTTCCCGGTATTCGGATTAACCTCCGCGGCGATTGCCGCCACCATCTCCGCCTCAAGCTCCTGGAGCGCGGTCTGCGCTTCTTTCAGGATCCGTCGCGCCGTTTCAAGCTCCGCTTTTTTCGCCCGGATTTCGCCGGGAAAGTTAAACAGCTTTTCCTTCATCGGGCGGTTCATTTCGAGAATTTGTGCGGTGGTCATTTTACACAAACCTCCTTTCCTTTGATTTTGGGCTCTAGTTCGGTTTCAATTTCCGCAACATTAGCTGCCTGCGCATTTTTTTCGTTTTCGAGGTTTGTTAAATACCGGTGCTTTGCAACGATCCGGTCTTCGAGCGCCGCCGCCAGTTCAAACCATGTGCCGGTTCTGGTGTATCGCCGCCACAGCACTTTAGACAGCATCTCCAGGTCCTCCATCGCCCTAACGGTTTTCGGGTTATCCGGCTTCATTTCGCTGTCCAGGGCTTCGCCGCCGATATATTCCTCGATAGCGTTTAAGATGATTATGGTAGTGGTATTTTCGTTGATTTCTGTTGGCCAAGTTTTTTTATCAGTATCGCGGAACATTTTTGTTTGAGACCTCCTTCCTTTTTTCCTTGAGCGGGGACGGCTGTGGGAGGTTTAAGCCTCTACGGCCGCCCCGCCCGTTTACGTTTGTCAAAATAGATCCGTTATGCTATAATCGGTTTAAAGGGTTTTGTCGTCGCCTTCATCTCGAGGGCGATTTTCTTTGTCCAGCGTCGGAACAGCGGCTCGCAGCGCCGGCAGATGGCACCCTTCGCCAGCTCGCCGCACAGCTCGCACCGGCCCAGGTGGATAACGTTGCTGCCGGTCATGGCGGCGAGTTTGCGCTTGAGCTCGTCTTTCGTGCCGATAAATCTGAAAATCGCGAAGCGCATTTCGTCCCTCCTTTCTAAAGAAGTTAACGGCGGTTCCGAATGGAAATTTCCCCTGCCGCAGCCCCATGCGCAGGAATTGCGGCGTTACGCCCATGATGGCAGCGGCTTCAGGGACGGTGAGCTTTTTAACTTTAGCGGACATGAGGCACCTCCCCGCTCCGAAAGCTTATAAATTAACCGTCTTGTCCTTGGGCTTCGGGTCTTCGTAAAACCGGATCCACTCGAAGCCCAGGACGGCGGCAATGCGCTTCGCAACCTCGACGGAGGGGTTTGCATTACCGTTTTCAATTTCGGTGATCATCGTTCTGGAAATGCCTACCCTTGCAGCAAGCTCCTTTTGCGTCATGTTACTTGACTTTGTTCTTAACTCTTTAAGCCATGTTCTCATCAAAATCACCCCCGTGGGTCATGTATCTTGACCTCAATCATATTATAAGTCAGGCTGCTTGACCTTGTCAAGGGGTAAAATGAAAAAAAGTCATAGGTGGGGGCCTGATTTATAAGGATTTTGAGCGGTTTTGTTAGCTGTATGTTAGCTGTAGCACAAAAAACGGGGAGCTCACGGCTCCCCGAATCTTTCTTTAAGGCTTTCAATCGGGCCTACCGGGCAGGGATTACTCTATCCACTCCACCAGCTCTTCCCCCAGCGCCTCCGCGGCTTCCTGGAGCAGGCTGCCGGGCAGCTTTTCAATAAGGTCCAGCACTTTGCCGTAGATCTCATCATCATAACCGGGCAGCGCATCGAACACGGCATAATCCAGGAGGTCGCTCCCTCCTTCCCACCGGGTCCACCTTTTCCACCAGACCAGAATCTTCCCGGCCTGGGTCTGGTATATTTTGTAGTCCGTTCCCCGGTCATCCCGGGAGCTCCGGGAGCTGCTGGTCTGGTCGGTCAGCACTTCCGCCTCGGCCAGCAGGCGGCCAACGAACCGCACCTTCCTGGTGTCAGCGCCCTGGCTGCGCAGGACGCCCACGGACAGGGTGTACTCCTGCATCCCCTGCTGCTCGGCTCGCTTCACATCCACGAACCGGCGCAGGGCCTCGGCGATGATGCCGGAGAGACTGTCACCCCCCAGCTTTTCGGCCTCCTCGAAAATCTGTAAATCCTCGTCCTTAACATAAATGGTTTTGTTAGGCATTGTAAAACCTCCTTTTTTAATTTGCCGGGATAGGCTCCCGGCGGGCCGTAGTTCTAAAACGCTTGGACATTCCGTTAGTTATATACCTCCTCTCCCTCAATATCCCCCGTTTTAATTACATACAGGGGATGATCCTGATCCACAATGGCCAGCGCGCCGGTCGTATGCGCCCGGCCGGACCGGACGCCGCCGGAAACAAGCCAGGATACAATAGGAGCACCTTTAATTTCGGCCCAATATTGGCGGCCGAAACCTTTAAGTGTCGTTTTGGTATAGGCTTCAGCCCATACCAAGCGACAGATGGCCGGACCATCGAAAGGTTCCAGCACCAAGTAGCGGCGAACACGGATAACCTCTTCCGCGTCCGGGTCATCAGCAGTAACCGGGAGTTCGATTTCTTTTATATATTCCTGCACCGTGCCGGATTCAAAGTCGTTCCGGGCACGATTCTCCCGGCGCACCTTGATAAGGTGCTTAGCCTCCATCTCCCGGATCGACACAATGTCTCCGGGTTGCGGGATGGACGCGGAAAACAGATCAATTCTGCCGGACCAGGCAGCGCCGTACCGGCGTCCCTTGACAGTTAACCGGAAGGCAGGTATATCTTTTTTGTAACCTTCGGTTTCCTGCCAATCCCCGGGCGGCAGGGAAACGATCTCTACGCCGTCGTATACGGCAATGCATTTCCGCTCCACAGCTACGGAAGGACGGGCCTGCGCGATATCCGCGCATTTGGGGCACCTTTTGGGTAGGTTCTTGAAACCCAGTTTGGCGAAATGCTCCGGATTAACCGGGAATTCTTCGTCACAACTTTGACACACCATTTTCAACACGGGAATGGAATTAATAGAATTTGTCATCTTGAAAAAGCCTCCTTCAGGATTGAAATAGATTTTGCCGCAATGCCCTGCGGCTCGGGGGCACGGGAACGGGCCCAACCGATCACCTCCTGCCAGGCTTCCCGGCCCAACGCCTGGGTTATGTATGCCTCACACCACGCAAGCAGCGCGGTGTTGTCGCCGAACTCACATGTTGGCTCGTATTTTTTTTGCAGGGGTATCTCGCGCCGGAAGAAACCTTTCCCCTGCTTTTTGCTTATCGGGTCCCAGTGACGATGGAACCCGTAGTTTTTCAGGAAGTGATAAATGCGCCGCTGCACGGTATTTTTAATGGCCCGGAAATCGTTATCCGGGTCATATCCTTGCCGCCAGGCATCCACGGCAGCAGCAACAAGTTCCTGGTGCAGATCGGCGTATAAACCCGCATCGTAAAGCAATGCTTTCAGGCTACTGCGTATAAATTTCTTTTGGGTAAGGGCGATAGCAATACAACGATGAAGGATAGGGTCAGACACGGGGTAACGCATTTTGGATCGCATTTTAGATTCTCCCTTCAATTGTTGCCTGTCCCTTCAATTGTTGCCTGGTGGCGGCGTTGTTTAACCGGGTGGCCGCCATTCCGGTGCCGGGTAAGCCCCGGCGGGCCGTGATGTTTACTGCACGCGGCGGATTTCTTTTAATGCCGCCTCCGCGATAGCCTTAACCATATCGCCATACATCTCTTGCCGGGCGGCATCCCAGGGCCGCCAGGTTTCCCTATTAACATCCCAATATCCCCACTTGCTGTCGCGGCCCTGAATGTAAAGCCTGATGTATTCTTCATTCGAGCGCAGTATACATTTAAAAACCTGCGCCCCAAACGCCCGCCCGCGCCCCCGCTGGGGCGGGATGGTATAGCTTACGCGGACTTCAGCGCGATTACTGGAAACATCTACAACCTCCATCTCCCTAACCTCGACCTGCTTAATCATCTTGTTTCCCCCTTTCCTTTTCTAATCTAAGTATATCATGCTTATACGTATAATGCAAGTATATAAATATTAAGTTTTCTTAACAATTAGGGCAAAAAAAATAGCCCCTCTTTCGAGGGGCATAAGTAAACGTCTCAACCTTCTCGGTGAGGTAATGTCGTTCTGGCCTCTTTGATCAGTTTGTCCAGCTCCCGCTCAATCCGGTAGAGCGGATCGTAAGTCCAGCCCTCGGGATAGAGGTTGGCGCGGTAACGCCGGATGTTGCCGATGATTGCCTCCAGCCGGGCAGGCACGTCAACCCAGGGCGCGTTCGGCTTCTTTGAGCAGTCTTTTAGCATTTTCGATCCTCTGCCTTTCCGCGGCCAGGGCGGCCTGGAGCGCCGATATGTCACTTTCGGATTTCTTGAGTTTGGCCCGCAGCTCTTCCAGCTCGGTCTGGTCGGGGGTGGTTGGCAGGGTGATCTTGATATGGTCGCCGTGGCCAGTTACCTGCCCGCCCGTCAGCTCGATCAGGTAGGCAGCCCTAACGTAGGTGGAGTTGTTGATCAGGTAGCCGGTTTCGGCGGTTGCCTTGCCGTCCACATGGATGCCGATCGTGCGATCGATTTTAGGTAGCGTTGCCGGCTTCAGATGCGTCTCTACCGCCGCCAGGAAGTCCTGCCAGCCATTCTTCCGGCCCCGGATCTGCGCCGGGCAGTTTTTACCGCTCCAGTCGTAGTGCTGCTTCACGGCGGCCAGGGGCAGGCCGAAGTCCTTGAGCAGCTTCGCGGTCAACCAGGCGGCGTTCTTTTCCGCTTGCGCCCGGTTGCCGTCCCTGTTTTCGCAGATCTCGATCCCGATGCTCTGACGGTTCCCGGTGCCATTGGTGCCGTCCCCGGCATGCCAGCCGTTTTCCGTTAGCGGTAGATGCTGATATATCACCTTGTCATCTACGGTAAAATGCCAGCTGGCCGGGATGGCTGCCGCAGCTGCGCTCTTTACGTAGTTGGCATGTGCCTTAGCGTCGGCGCCGGCCGAGGTGTTCGCGGTATCGTGAACCGTGATATAACGTGGCTCCAACTTATAGCCGGGCCTGTTGCGCCGGCCCTTCGGGATGAAGTCCTGGACAATTTGTAGCGCCATTTATCCCACCTCGCCAGGCTCATTCTCAGGTGCGGGCTCATCCTCAGCTATTTTAACAAAAGCAACAGGTGGCTCCCCTTCCGGCCCCATGCCGGCGTCAGCCCAGGTTACCGGCTTATTGCTTGTCCGTATGTCGTTGATCCCAGCCAGTACATCATGAAGGAAATTGCTACCTCTGTATATTAGGACGGCTGTTAGGATGATACCCACATAGGGGATTACCAGCGGCACGCCGATCAGGGCCAGCAGATCGGTGCCAGTCCCAAAGCACAAGAGCAGCGCGATCACCAGGCACCCGATAGCGTCAACTGGAACGCCCCGGCTAATCTCCAACTCTTTCAACTTCGCGGGCCACAACGGTTTTAGAGCCTGCCAGACCGCCTCTACAAGAAACGCCAGGATAAACACAATCAGTAATTCAGTCATAAAAATTCCTCTCCTTAAAATAAATTTACCGCCCCGCAGGCGGCATTGTTGAAAAGATGGAGCATTAAACTGAAAACCTTATTCCCCCTTCCCGCCTCTTTTCACCCACCCAAGCACTTCTTCAATTTTCGCCTCTTGCCGGGCCATATTAACCTGCAACAACACCGTAAGGCTCTCTATCGCCTTGGTGTTGTTTTCGATGACCTCGGCCAGGCTTTTGTTGCTGCGCTGCTTGAGTACTTTGTCAACGATATAGATGATCCCCGCCACCGCAAACGCCGCAATTCCATACTGCGCTATTTCAGCTCCAGGCATACGCACCACCGCCCGCCTTTCCTCGTTTTCGCCCAAATCAAAAGCGGCCCCGGAGGACCGCAATCATTTTAAAATATCCTGCTAATTCTATATTATTCCCATTTCTTTGGCCATGTCTTGCAAGATGCTGCGCAACTCGGCCTTTGTTTTTGCAGTTGTCAGCCCCTCCCTAATCCGCGCCCTACGTTCCTGCCGCTCCTGTTCTGCCGCCAGCCTGACCGCCCTCTCTGCCTCGATTTCCTGTTTAGTGCGCCAGGGGATGACGGCATTGTGTTTCGACTCTTCTTTCTTTACCGCCCCCTTCGGCAGCGGCAGCTCCACCCAGTCCGGAAAACGGCTCTCGTAGGGTGCGTCCTTTCCGATCCAGTTTAAAAGTTCCAGGTGCAGGATGCCGTTTATTCTTTTAGCGGAGATAATCGGACAGACAGGCAGGGTTGTCTCGATGGATTCTTCTATGTTCAGTTCGCCGTCGGGCAGGGTTGAAAAGTCGAAGGTGTTTTCTGCTTTGCCGATTTTTGCCGTTACCGCCTCGCCGCAAAACGAATATTCAATCTGATTGTCTGATCGTTGAGGCACAAAATATATTTTTATCATTACTTCCACCATCCAATCGCGACAGCCTGAAAGTTCCATGTGTTACTTTCCTCAAAGGTGCCAGAGGAGTTACTCGCTGAAACGAAGCAGAAACTTGCGGCGCAATCAACTACTGTCCCCGATGTTCTGGCAGAAGCTACTGGAGCATAGTCTATAGGATTCGCAAAACCGGCAGGCGTGGAGCCGAATTTGAACTCTGCCGGGTAATCCCAGCGAGCACGCAGCAAACCGGTATGGACATAGGTCAGCGTGATAGACGGTATCCAACATATCTGCAATCCGTTGCTCCATTTTATATAGGAGCCATTACTGTTACTTCCGCTCTCCACCACCGGCACCAGGCCGTCCATTTCTCCATCATTGCAAAATATCTCTCCCAAAACATCTAATACGCCTCGCTGCCAAACTTTGCCGACGCCAATACCATGCGGACTCAGGGATAAGGGAACCGTCCCGGTAGAGAGAACACCCAGGGTAAACGTAGTGTTAAATTGGTCCGATATTTCGAGAATAAAATCATAAGACTTGGTTATGGGGAAATCGCTTATTACATCGGCCCCGGTTAAGGAAACGCCCGAAATCGTTTCTTCTTTGACCGTAGCCCATATATCAGAGCCGCCGCGTTCCTTGCATTTGATTCGGTAGGTTAGCGAGTTCTTTTCGGTTACGTTTAGCAGGCTTGAAACGCTGCCGACTCTTTCAACCCTGACATATTCCCCAATAAGGTTGGGCGTTCCGTCCTCATTGCATCGCTGCAGGGAAAATTCGGTTATCTGCGGCGGAGCATAGGGCAAGACGTTTACCGTTACGGTTTTCGTCGCAGTCCGCCCCCGGCTATCGGTAACCTTGCCGGTAACAGTAAGATTGCCGCTGCCCTTGATTGCCGCGCTTGTGGCCGTGCGGGCATTATAGCTAACCCCGTCAAAATCAATTTGGTAGCTCTTTATGGTGCTGAATTTTGCTCCCTGCGCGCCGGTAATCTCCAGGTTTAAGCGGCTCAAGCTCTGGACGTATTTGCCTATCTTTTGTGCCACGTCCTGCACGTACTCGCTATGGATAATGGCGTCAAATGTCGGCACCACGCTGGCCGGCACGGTTGCCGTAGCGTTTTTAGACACCGGCGGGCCGACGTTGCTTGAGCCGCTCTTGGTCTGGCAGAACAGGGTCACCGTGGCCTTGGTGGAGTTAGGTGTAGCCGCGTAAATGATGTCCTGCTCAGCTTGCGACAGCGAAAAGGTGTAGCTGGTGGCTACGCCGGTAACGGTCTTGATCGTGGCAGTGCCAACCTTGAGCGTCAGGTCATGGGTGAAGCTTGAGCTGGCCCGGCTGATTGTAACCGTGAAATTTTCGCCAATCGTGAAGTTAGGGAAGCTGCTGATAGAACTGGCCCTGGGAATGGTATTCAAGGTGAAGCTCTTTTGGGGCAGGTAAACCGTCCCCACATAGACACCGCCCAGGGTAGCATTTATCTGGCAATCGCCTTTTAAAGTAAAAGTCTTTGTTCCATCAGGGTTATGCGAAATAGTTCTGTTTGCCGTAAATAATAGCTTTTTCTGACCTACCGAAAGATTTATATTACAATCTGTTTTAGTATAGGTAGTACCATCGATTGTTATATGAGCCGTCTTGTTGACAGACCCGGAGATAATATATCCGCCCAGGGATTCCAGGTAAAGATTAGCCGTAATCGTACTGGTGTTATTAGCAATACTTTGTGTTGCTGACCATTCTAATACTAGTTGCCACCACGTCTGAAAGGGCTGGGTTATGCTTCCGCTTAAAGCCATTATCCCACCCACCTGATAAGCGTTATTTCGTCGCCATACTTTTCTATAACATGAGTCCCGACCAGCAGGGACTGCAAGACCTTTGCCTTGGTAATGTTCATTTCCTGGCCGTTTATGTAGGCCACAAGCTGGCCGCTGTCGATAAGCCCGATCTGCTCATTGCTAATGCTGACCTGCATCGGGCTGCCCGGCTTCCTAATACGCAGGCCATCTGCGGTGAAATCAAAATGGGACTTCACCATGGTCAGCTCGTCGGATGTTGCGCCGATTTCGCCTTCGAGCCGCGAAACCTCGATAGATACCTGGTCGGCCACAGTGGATATCTGCGCTGAGTGCTGCTGGACGGTTTGGTTGAGCTCATCAACCTCGGTCCGGTCTGCTTTTAAAAGAATTTCATCTGAAAAGACTGTTAGCAGCGATGAATGCTCGGAGACGATGCTACTCAATTCGTCGTGATCAGATCTGTCTGCTTTCTCGCTCGGATCATAACCGTAATCAAAGGTGGTGCCCGCACCAATATGCACCACGTCGGCAATCAATTTCCCCGTCTTAACAAAATCCGCATTAATCGCCCCGTCCATGGTCATGGCCACGGTATATTCCCGATCGGGGTTGTCTGCGCCAACCACGTTATCACTATACCCCAGGCCGCCCATGTTCCAGCGCCATATCTTGACAGCCTGCTCCGGGTCGGGGTTATCCATGATGAGAATCTCATTCGTGCCGCCCGGCTCGCGGCGAATAAGCACGTGGCCGCCAATGGCATCCTTGATGAGCTGAGTGCTCTGATTTGCCGCCTGGGCCAGGTCCTGGGCCGCTTTGGCAATTGCCCGGATTGACGATACAGTCTTTTGTTGCTGCGCCTGAACGCCGCGAAGGAGTCCGCTTTTACCGGCGGCCCTTATTTCGTGCGGGCCACGGTAATGCCAGCTGTGGTGTGTGACGATAGACACGATGTCGCCGCCGGTAAGCGTTCCGGTATCTTTTAGTGTTACCCAGTCGCCGGCCTGGATTGCCGGGTCACCGGCGCAGGTCAAATTATATGGGGTATATTCAGCCAGGGTCACCTGGTCGAGAATTTCCGTAAGTGCCGCATTTATTTCCGCTTCACTTTTACCGGCCAGCAAAGGATTCTCTTCCAGCTTCATCGTCATGCCTTCTGTTCCGCTGGAATACTCTTCTTCGCCCACCTTCATGGCCACTTTTGTAACTTTCACTTCAAAGTCGGATACGTCAGAAGTAAACCGCTCCGGCTTGCTGATTGTTTTGACGCTAGGGCCCATAGTAATAGGGATTATCTCAAGCTGTCCCATACGATTCATACGGGCAAACGTGCCGGTTAATTGACATACCCACATAATAAGGTCACGGCAGGTTTCTATCTTGCTTTCATCCGGGATCGTAAACGCCGAAAGCCCGTTTGCAAAAGCGGCAAACTCGCCGCTACTTGTGGCCAGGGTCACGCCTGCCTTTGTGCAGCAGGATTGAATCAGCGCGTAAGGTGTCCCGGCAGTCAGCACGCCGGACAAATCAACATCGAAAAAAATCAGGCCGTCCAGGGCTTTCAGGTTTACGGTAGTTTGTTTCCGCTCGATTTCTGTCACGTAGAAATAACCCAGAGGCACGTATTCCCATACGCCTTCGCTGGTTTCTATGCCGAAATTAAGGATGATTCTGGCACCATCCAAGCTGTACGGGTTTTCAGGGGGAGAGGTCAGGCTCAGCCCCAGTTCGGAAGCATACACATTGCCAATCTCAATATCTTCGCCAGCTACGCATTGCTCGGAAAAATAGAGGCTGCCCTGCAGAATGTCTTCATCAGAAATATTAATAATAGAGCTGTCTTTAAGAGTGATAGTGCCAGTTATTCGGACATTTCTTTCATTCTGCGCTATTGCGTTTTTGTATGCTTCGCTGACAGGATACATCTCTTTCCCTCCCTAGTACTCAATCAATGACGTTGACAGCTCCCACAGGCTTTTATCCGGATTGTTTTTGTTTAATATAAGATTAGCGCTTCGGTCACCACAATACATATATTTTGTGGGGTTGGTACTGGTTGTAGGATCAAAGAACGTCACGCTGAATTTAGCTGGTTTCAATGCATCTGTAATGGTTTTAAGCTGCGCTTTAGTGACTTTCCATTTTACTTGTATCTTATACACCCCGGCCCTTACTCTATCCCGTTGCAACATTCCTGTTTCTGTTCGTCTTGTATTTTCGCTGTCGATGTCCTGCAGGCTAACAGAGTATTCAATAGGAGCAGGTAAGTCCACACCGTCAATTCTAATCATGGCCATAGCATCTACCTCCCGTTGCTCCTGACGTTGCGTCTATCCTGCGACCGGTAGATATATGCGTCTACCTGCTCGTTGCCGATGTAGACGTATATGTCGCCAGCCCCGCCTGCTCCGGCGCCGGCCAGTTGAGTTTTTTGCAGGGCGGCCGCAAGCCGGTCCGCTACAATATCGGCCCAACCGGTGTTGTTGTCCAGCGGCAGGACAGCCTCTCTCCCCGCCTCGCCGCCGCCGAATAGCGTCGGTCTGGTCAGGATACCGCCTTTGGCGAGCCAAGTCACGTCAATAACCGGCTTGCCGGGCAAGCCTAAAAATTTACCGATGCTACCCCAAAGACCCGCGGTGGACCAGCTGACTGTAAAACGCGGGAGCTTGATTTTCGGCAAGCTCCACTTGAAGTTAAAGACATTTTTCAACCAGTTAACTTTATCGCTGATCCATTTCCATAGCGGCCAGCTTTTGATTTCGTTCCATTTTTTGAGCAGCCCGTCCCAGATGCCCCGGGCCCAAGTAACGAAGGAGTTCCATTTTTGTCTAACAGGAGCCAACAACTCCCCAGCCCAGGACTTAAAGGAATTCCATCGAGTTTTAATAGGCTCCCAGAAAGCATTCCACTTTTGCTGTATATTTGTTTTGAAATTGTCCCACTTGATTTTCACCGAGTCCCAGAGGTTACCGGCCCAGGTTTTGAAATTGTTCCACTTTTGCTTAATTGGATCCCAAAAGGCATTCCATTTTTCCCGTACCCAGTCTTTAAAGTTGTTCCATTTAATCTTGATAGTGTCCCACAGATTGCCGGCCCAGGCGACAAACCGGCCCCACGCCTCCCCGATAGGTGCAAATAGCGGCCCCAAGGTTTCCTTTACCCAGGTGACTATCTTGTCCCAGTTCTTGTATATAAGGAGCCCAATCTGAAAGGCAGGCCCCAAACAGAGAAGCAGTATTTCCCACCAGTTCCAGTCTTTGAACCAATCCGTGACATAGCCCCAGATCCACTGCAAGAACCCTTTGAATGTCCCCTTCACCTCTTCCAGGCCGGCACCGAACCCCGCAAGCATATCACCCATGTCGGGCAGGCCAAGTTCCGGTATGTCCAGCCCAGGCATATCCAGTTCGGGCATATCGCCAAGGCCGCCCATTTCCTTCTGTAGCTGGTTGATTTCGTCAAACGGCTGCAGGTTCTTTGCTGCAGCCTTGCCGGCCGCTTTTAGCGCTTCGGCCTGGTCGCGTATTTTCTTATTTACGGCCGCCGTGGAGTCCTCGATTTTGTTGCTCAGCTTCGGCGTTTTTTGCAGGGACTGAGTATATTTATTCCAGAGATGTAGGCCGCCGGCCACCAGAAGGGAAAGACCAATCAATATCCAGCCAACAGGGCCGAGGGCGGCATTCACTGCATAAAGGGCTCCGCGCAAAGTTGCCAGCGCCCTGGTAAATATACCGGTCGCTCCGGCTGCGCCGATGCTTGCCGCCTGGTAGGTCCGCACGCTGGTTGCAAGTATACCGAAAGCGCCGGTCGTTGAAAAAGCGTGTCCCCGCAGCGCCCACAATAATAGAGTCAGACCGCGGACCGCAACGCCGGCATAACTAACAGCCTTCGATGCAACAGCAAAAGTTAGAAACGCCGTGGCGGCGAATCGAATTACACGCCAATTTTCGATCAGGATCTTGGTCACCCAGCGGAAGCCGCGAATAACGACTGTGGCCACATTTGCCGCTGTCTGCCCCCAGCGCTGAAGGGTTGATTGATTGGCTTCAGCCCAGGCGATAGCATTCTTTAGGGAATTCGTGATTCCGTCAACAATAACGCTGATTGCCGGGAGCGCAAGCGGTTTTGCTATGGCGTTTTTCAGCGTGTCCCAGTAACGGGGAAGGGAGCCGATCTGTTTGCCGACGGCGCCCATACTGGCCTCATAAGTGCCGGCAATTTTTTCGCCCTCTTTGAGGATATAGTTCAGCATGGCCTGCTTCTTCTCGGCCTCGGAGAGTTGGGCTGCGGTCTTGCCTACGGTTCCGGCATAGTCCTTATATATCTCGTTCATGTTCCGGGTCATACCAAATGCTGACAGCAATTCCGGCCGCTGCTTGGCGATAGCCTCTGTCATCTGTTCCGCGGCCTGAGAAGAGTTCATGCCGCTAATAACCGCTGCGTCCTGTGCTACCCTGGCAAGCTTGGCCGCATCAGCAGTATCAAGCTGCGCCTGCATAAAGCGGGTAAGGATTTGCGAGGCTTCCTGCTCCGCGATACCGAGTTCCATGACGGCTTTTCTCTGCTCATTCAGTGCTGCTATGGCGTAGCCTGATGAACGCGCCACAGACTGCATGGCAATATCTAAAACTTCAGTTCGGGCCGCGGTGTTCACAAAATCCGTTATAGCGTCGCCCAGGGAGCGAAAGCCCTGGACAAGACCTATACCGATGCCAAAAGAAAAAGCGTTTTTAAAGATAGTGCCCAGGGTCAGCGCTCTTTTTTGGGTATAGCCCTCTAACTTGTTTAAGCCTTTTTCGTACTGCTTTGAATCAAGCCCCATCCGGGCAAATACTTCACCGACTAGCATTTCTCGCCTCCTTCCCCCCACGGGCCACGCAAGCCTTTGACCTTAGCATCTTTGATATGCTTGCTCCAACCTTTTTGACTTGTTTTTTCTCCCGCTTCATCTTGACCCAGCAATTCCCGAAACATTTTCTTTGCTTTTTTGTCAATAAAATCGTCCGGTCCTACCAGCTTCGGCCTGCGCCGCTTGCCGCCGAAAACGGTGGCCAGCGTGCTGAAACCGTTCATCATTACCGCAGCCAAGAAGTTCCACCGGTTACGCTGTTCGTTGTACTCTTCGATCAGCGTTTGCCGCTGCAGTTCACTTAAGATTGCCGTCAATTCCCGCGGCGTAAGCTGCCGCATTTCATCCAACGTCCAGCCAAATTCACGGGCCAGAAGAACGATTACTTCTGGGGTGAGCCAGGCTGAATCCCAGCTTGAATCAAGCTCATGAGCGGCTTCACCAGCCGCTTTATTCCCGTAAAATTTACGTCAATGAACGCTTCCACCAGCGCCTCAATCTCGCTCATGTAGGCGTTTTTGACGTCGTCTTTAGTTATATCCGGTATAATGACCGGTAGCTTTTTATAAAGCAGATCAAATCCCGCCTGCTCCAGAAGCTTGCCCAGGTCTACCTTCTGGATGTTGCCTTTTGATTCGGGAAACAGATCAGCTACGACCTTCTCCAGCTCGCCGATCTTTTTTTCTTCGATGCGGATTTCCTTGCCGGCAAAACTTATTACTTTGTCTCGCATGATAGCCCTCCTACATCCTGATATACAGCGGCCCTGTGCCCGTGAAGTCAACTGTTTCCTGCACCAGGCCGTCAACCGGGTTCTCGATGCCGTCACCGTTAATGATCGCAAAGCCCTCCAGGCAATCCTGCGCGGGGCCGGCATCAACAAACAGCTTGACGACAACAACCTGCCCCAACGAATCAAAAAACTGCGTATCGCCCCAATAGGCCTCCGCGCTACCGCTCCAGCCCTTCAACGTCCGCTTGAATTCCTTCCAGCCACCGCTCTTAAAGGTGGTAGCGTCCGCGTCCTCACCGTCAAGGTCAATGCTCCAGTTGAAGAAACCGCCGGCCTGGATGAGCGTTAAAGCCTTACCTGAAACTGAAATTTCGTCCTCTGAGTCCGCAGCATCCTCAAGCACAATAAACCCGCCGCAGTGTTCTAGTGTATAGCCGGGCGGCGTCACGGGCACGCCGTTAAGCATCACGGTAACCGGCGCTTCAGGATCCCAATACCGCAAATCCGGATCGTCAATCCGAAATCGCTTGCGCTCCGCGTCCACCGCGCTGCAAGGTTCATCGTTAAAAGACACAGGGGCGGCGTTGACGTCAGAAACGTATACCGCCCCAGTCATTCCACTAATTGCCATATTAATTCACACTCCTTAAAAGGTCGGCAGCGTCAATGCGCCTGTGCCCTGTATATCGCAGGAGAACGATGCCTTATCGTCCACCGGCACTTCAACCGAGGGCTTTACGAATGCGTCACCCTCGAAAGTTACGCCGTTGGAAACTTCAAAGACAAAGCTGAGTTTGGCCCCATTCAGCCATGCGTTCAAAATCGCCTTCTGTCCATTGGTGTCGTCAGCCACAAAGTTTCCTTCAATACTCCCGCTCCACTCTCTCAGGCCGGCCAGATATTCTTTCCACCCATTGCTATCAAAGCTGGTGATTTCAATATCGTCTGCGCCCAAATCCAGGCTCCAGTTCGATATTTCCGCTATTTTATTCATACCAAGCTTTACAGCTCCGCCAGTTCCTGTTACCGCCATTATTAATCACGCTCCTTAATAATTTCAAAATTCAAAACAAGCTCCACCCGGTTATTTGCATCCCGCTTTAAAATCTCCGGGGACCCGCGGGCACGGATGAGCAGATACCGGGTGCCGGATAACGTTTGTTCATGCAACCCATGCAACTCCTTCGCGATTTCCCCAATTTTTGCCCTTGCCGCCGCATAGCTCTTGTTGCGCACCCGTACCTGCAACCCTGGGTATTCGCCGGCCCAATGCAAATCGGGCGGCGATCCGGCATACTCAAAAAGAGCGATGCAGTTGTCGGGCTGGTCTGGCATTAAGCCTAAAAAAATGTCGGTTCCAACTGTCCCGACACTCTTTGTTGCCAAATATGCGCTTATTTCTGTTAACACATCGGCATCACCTCACTTCGCGTCCCGGAGGGCTTTTTTAATCCGCAGTTCAGCCATTTTTACAACCTTTTTCTTTAGCCGGTTAAACGGGTCTTCAAGGTATTTGGCCTTGCCGCCCAGCGGGTGCTCCCAGTCCAGCTCTTCGTGTTGTCGCCGCGCATACGGAGTATTGAAGCTGATGTATACAGCCTTTTCTTTACCCGTTTCCTTTTTAAACGCGTCCTTTTGCTCACTCCCCGCTTCTGCTGCTTCATACACCTGCGCCCCGTCCGGCAACCCGCCCACCGTCACGGTCCCGCTGCGCCTTAAAGTCCCGGTTTCAATCGGCGTTTCATCTATGGCCTCAGTGAGTATTGCCTCTGCACCGGTCCGCAGCGCTTTCAGCCCAGCTTCCTCTGCTATCTTGACAGCTTCCTCAATGCGCCATTTATCCCGCTTCGCCATTATAACAACACCTCTCGGTGAGTAACCGACCCATCAAGCCAGGGGATAGCAGAAACTTTCCTTACGGGCCAAGATCTGCCACTATATTCTAACAGGTCACCTTTTTGAACGTTTTCAGCACAAAGCACTTTCGCATTAGATACCGTTTCCTGGCCGTCATCGCCCATGAAAAGCTCTTGCACATCTTCCCAGCGAACCTTGATTGTCTTTTGTTTCGTTTCCGGTTCTCCGTATTCATTCAGCCTTACAACCCGCTTCCATACCGCCCTCTGGTTCAGGTAGCCCTCAATCATTCGCTCCACATCCTTTCGAACGACGCCCGCCCAACAATCGGTTTGCCCTCTAGCGACCCGGAAAACTCAAAGACCAGCGGCTCTTTCTGTTTTCCGGCTTCTTTGTAGTCCGGGACAATCAGGTCATATTGATACTTGCCTACCCCAACCCTCTCCGGCTCTGCTGCGAGTATTACTTCCCTGTTACTGTCATAGACCACCACCTTTGGCTCCTCAATATCAGTAAGGTTGCCGTTAAAATCCTTAAATTCACCTTTTAGCCTGATTGTATTTCCGATTAAAGGCATCACTCCTCCACCTCCAGTTTGACTCCACGTTCTTGAAAGCTCGTTATGCACTCGCGCTCCTGCACCGACAGGACTACCGGGCACTCCTCGATTGTTACGGTGCAGGTTAACTGTTTATAAGGCCTTGTGCCTTCACCCTCGGCGGTTACTTTTACCTCGGCTTCACTTCCGCCGGAGCGGATTATTTCTCCGCGCCCCTCGGCATTTACAAACACCTGCGCCCGGGCGCCGTCTTCTGCTATCTTTTTCCCAGAGCCCTCTGTGCCGATGGCAACCTGCGCCGTTGACCCATCGGCTTTAAAGCGCACCCCTGCGCCTTCCGCTGCTGCGGCTATCCCGACTTCGCTGCCGCCAGCAACCGTTTTTACACCGCTTCCTTGACTACCTGTAGCGACCTCGGCTTCGCCGCCGCTCGCAGCGCTTTTCAGCCCCACACCAACGGGGTTGACTTTTGCTTCAGCCCCGCTGCTGCCGCTGGCGGTTTTGTGCCCGCTACCTTCTGGTGCAACGTAAACGATAGATTCCGCCCCGGTTTCAGTTATAGCACGCCCGACACCTTCCGCGGCCACCGAAACGGATGCTTCCGACCCGCTGCTGACGGTTTTTGTCCCGCCGCCTTTTGGCGATACGGCTACTTCACTTTCACTGGCACCGTGATAGATTACCGCGCCCGCGCCTTGAGTGCCAATCTGTATTCCGGCTTCCGAACCGCCGGAAAAAACTTTTATACCCTGGCCTTCGGCAGCGATGAGAGTTTCGGCTTCAGACCCGCCGGCAGATCGCTTACTTCCCGCTCCTTCGGGGGCTATGATGACGTTTCCCTGCGCCCCGTTTTCCGTCGATTTCGTACCGGAGCCTTCGGGCGATACCGCTACCTTCGCCGTACTGCCGCCTGTATACTCGGCTATGGGATGGCCGCCGCCTTCGGAAGATACGGCTATACCGGCTTCGGCACCATTTTGTGCGTTTTTTGTACCTGTGCCGCCTTCAGCTGTCGCGGCTATAGCTATTTCACCGCCGCCGCTTGTTGCTTTCGCCCCGTTGCCGCTTGCTGAAACGGATACGGTTGCTTGGCCGCCGCCCTGCGCGCCTTTGTAACCTGCGCCTTGGGGGAATGTCGTTATTTCATGCTCTGAACCGCTAAGGACTGCTTTTACGCCCGCGCCTTGAGTATCTATAAAAATATCAGAATCAGATAAACCAGATACCGCTGTTTTTGCTCCTGATCCTTCTACAACAAGTTCAATACCCGCACTGCTCGGAGGCGCCCTGGCCTGCTTTATCCCATCAGCTTCCACGTCAATATATATGGCGGCAGGTTCGGAGCCACCCTGCGCTATCTTCTGCCCGGAGCCTTCGACGGATAGCGTTACTTGAGCCTCGGAGCCACCTGTCGCATGTTTTAAACCGGACCCTCCAACGGATAACGCTACGTGTGCTTCGGAGCCGCTTTGGGCAATCCTTATTCCTTCTCCTGCAACAGACAGCTTTACCTCAGTTTCGGAGCCGTCCTGCACCTGCTTCGCGCCGGAACCGCTAACAGACAGCTTTACCGCTACCTCAGATCCGCCTACTGTGTATTTTGAGCCGGAGCCGCTCACTTCTATGATAATGCCTGCTTCAGCGCCGCTTTCGACGTAGCAGAAAATGACTTCGTTACTCTCTAACCAGTCGCTGTCATCACCAACATGCTTAACCCGGTACTGGTATTTCGTGTTGTGAGTGAGGGTGCCGTCATCATCGTATATATATTCTTCGTTTTCATCTGCGGCGATCTCGGCTTCGGTTTCGATGGCAGCCCAGCTACCCCATTCTTCCTCAACCGGATCATATTGCCGCCGCTCGATTCTCCATGTGTCGGACATTCTGCCACCCCCTACTTCACCGCTTTAGCCTCCAACGCTGCAACTTTCTGTTCTATAACTTCTTTATCGTTTTCAAACTGCACAAAATTTCTCTCCAACTGCGCCAACCTCAATAGCATCTCCTGCGCCGGAGGTGCCTGACGAACTGCCGCGTGGGAGGTAACTTTGCCGTCTTTGACTTCGTCAACGTAAATTTTGATCCAATATTCAAATTCGTCACCGGGAGCAAAATGCGTAGATTCTGCCACGGCGTAACCGTCCTCGATGGCGGCTGGCATGGTTTCGTGGATTGCTACAACATAGCCGTCTGATTGTCGGTATTCCAGATAATGGGTTTTCGGTTCTTTGTTCATATTGGCACCTCCTTATTCGAGCCAAACTTTATAAGCTTCAATAACTCCGGGGGCCTCGCCGCAAGCATCACTCACCGCATGCATGCGGATGTAGTAATTTCCGTTCAAACTGCTGATATCCAATGATCCTATTACGCGGCCACCTGTGCCAAATGTTTGTGCCAATTGGGCATCATACGTAAGGTGGTTCCCCATTTTGTTGGTTGATACAATCAATGCGCCCAGCCCTCCCATCATGGCCAGAACTTGCCATTCAATTTTTAAGGCGTTATAATTAGTTACATCTATCATCTCATCTGTAACGTAGGTACGCTCGTCTCTACTACTAAAAGACGTGCCTCCTCGTAAATATAGATGATCGCTTTCCTTGCTCTGATCACCTGAGCCTGAGCTATACCCCGGCACCCACATATCTTCGAATTCGCCCTCATTGTATATAAACCCGTTCTCATCCGGCCAGCCCGGAGCGGGCGTGTACGTCCAGACGAGTTTAATTTTTTTGCCTACCTGGGTTGCTGTTAATGTGTCAGACATACACGCCGCCCCCCTTTCTTACGTGGCATCAGTATGCAGGATACCGGTCGATGCCGCCAGCAGTTTATACTGCCCAGCCGCAGCGAAAGTTTCCTCTGTCAGATCAGCCCCGCCGTAATTCGTGCCGCCGGAAGAAGCAGAAAAACCTCTCCAGCCAGCTACGGTGGCACCCGCGGGGACGTCGAAAGTCAGATCTGCGGTGGGGCGGATCGTGCCGCCGGATGCGGCAGTCCACGTCACGGCCTTTCGGGCATAACTGCCGCCGGAAAGCTCCGTGCCTTCATCGTCCACCAGGCCGATGTGGGTAATTAAATCTGCCCCTGCATCGGCAATTGCGTTACGGTAACCTACTGACATTGCCATATCAATCACTTCCCCTTTTAGATAATATTTACACCGCCCAGCAACCACGGTCTGAGCAGTTCTTTTGCCTCCTGGCTAATCAGGCCACGCCCGCCCCCCGGCGCATAAGTCTCGCTCATGTTGCCTAGCGTAAATGACTGCACCCCTTCTTGCTGCAGTTTGCGCCGCTGGCTGTTGCCGCGCTCCAGGAGAGCCAGAGCCTCTTCGCAGCAGGCTTCTTTCACGGTCTCCGGGACTTCTTCGTCCGGGTAGCGGGGAAAGGCCAGCTCCTGGGTATCCGTTGCCTTGCGGCCCTTGAGAAGCAGCCGGTCTATTTCTTTTGTTGCCTGCCGGAGTGCCTTTTCTTTGTCTGCGTCGCTGGTTTCGCCCCAGCTTTCGGCGTGGAGGCGTCCTGCGAAGTATTCGTCTGCTCCTTCGATGTCGATGTAGCTGTTTTCTCCGACTGTGATTGTGGTTTCAAATTCTTCTGGCATTTAGCCTCCGCCTCCCTCCTTGCTTTTTCCGCCGCCAGCTTCCGGTGCCTGTTGAACGCCGTCACATTACTGTATAGTTCGGTCATTCCCAATCACCTACTCGCCCTGCGCCAATGTGACGGCGGCGTCAAAGGCTGTCTTTACCGCTGCGGCATCCGCAAAGTCCTTGCCAACCAGCGCTTCATGAACACTGCCCTTCTTCGCCTCGTCCAACGCTTCATAGTCGGTCAGGTCAAGCGTCAGCGCCACTGCATACAGAACAAGCACCGCCCCCATCTCTTCTGCAGTAGCACTGTTAACAGCAGCGACGGCCTGGCTTGCAAGCGCAGCCGCCACAGCATTATTGAAGGCTGTTTTGAGATCATCTTCGCTGTCATAAGGTTTATCTTCATAGATGG